TTTCCGGAGGCGTTATTTGTCTCTGCGTGCTCGGCGTTCTCTGCGGTGAGGAGCTTTTCATGGCGTTAAATACGCAGACATTTACGCAGATTGTGCAGCAGTGCGCGGCTTACGTGCAGGGGGCGGCGTCGGCGCTGGTGGACTTTACGGTGGGGTCGATCTGCCGGGTGCTGATGGAGGCGAATGCCGCCATCGTGATGTGGCTGCAGGGGCTGGTGCTCCAGGTGGCTGCATTGACCCGGGCGGCGACGAGCAACGGCAGCGACCTCGATTCATGGGCTAATGATTTCGGGTTCGTGCGCCTGGCGGCGACGGCGGCGACCGGACAGGTAACTTTTTCTCGATTTACGGACACGATGCAGGCTGTTGTGCCGGTAGGGGCCGTGGTGCAGACCGCGGACGGTACGCAGACATATACGGTTAACCTCGATACGACCAACGGGGCCTATAACGCGGCGTTGAACGCTTTTGTGATTGCAGCGGGGACGGCGAGCGTTTCGGTGACCGTTACAGCGGTAAACAATGGCGCCCAGGGAAACGCTACGGCCGGTGCGATAAATACGCTCGGCCAGGCGATTACCTATGTGGACACGGTGACCAATGCGAGCCCGTTTAGCACCGGGCAGAACGCAGAGACCGATGCGGCGTTTCGGACCAGATTTGTCGCGTGGCTTAATTCGCTGAGTAAAGCGACGCTGGTGGCGATCCAGTATGTGATCCAAAGCCTGGGAAACGTTGCGAGCTACACGATCACGGCTAATTATGCCTACAACGGCACTTATCAGCCGGGCTATTTCTACGTGGTGGCGGATGATGGGAGCGGGAACCCGCCGACGAGCTTTTTGAACGCGGTGAGCGCGGCGGTGGGGGCGGTGCGAGGCTTTACATTGAGCTGGGGGGTGTTCGGGCCAAGTATTGTCAAGGCGAATGTCGCGATGACGACCGGGGCGCAGCAGAGCAATGTACAGGCGGCCCTTCAAAATTATATCAACGGGCTGGGAGTGGGGAATTCCTTATCATACGCGAGGCTTGCCCAGGTGGCTTTCGATGCGGTGCCGGCGGGATCTTTCGCAACGATTACGAATATAACGCTGAACGGCGGGACTAGCGATTTGAGCGCGACGAACCAGCAGGTGATAAGGGCGGGGACGATAACGGTGAGCTGAGAGCATTCACCACAGAGACACAGAGAACACAGAGAAAGAATGTAAAAGTGGGAAAAAGATCTCGGAATAATGGCCACTGCCAGATCGATCTCAAACGAGTTGGAGCTATTTTTTGGTGATCAAGTGGGAATTTTACCTTTTCTCCGTATCCTCTGTGACTCTGTGGTGAGGGGTTTTGATGGCGACCGGCGACCAGAATGACATCTTGAGCAGGCTGCAGCGGTACATGCCGAATGGATGGTGGAGCGGCGCTGCGAATCCGATCCGGGACGCTGTGCTGACGGGTCTGGCCGGGGCTCATGCGTTCGTTTATTCGGCGCTTGCTTATGTACGGAATCAGACGCGGATCAAGACGGCGTCGGACGGATTTCTGGACCTGGTCAGCCAGGATTTTTTCGGCGGGGTGCTGCCTCGAGAGGTAAACGAGACGGACGCTCATTTTCTGACGCGGATCCAGATCAATCTTTTCCGGGAGCGGGCGACTCGGCGCGGTGTGATCCTGGTGCTCGAAAAGCTGACGGGGAGAGCGCCGATCATCGTCGAGCCGTGGAACCCGGGGGATTGCGGGGCGTACGGCGTATCGACCAGCGGATATGGCGCGGCCGGATATTATGGATCGCTGAGCCTGCCGTATCAGGCGTTTGTGATTGCGTACCGGCCGGCGACTTCGGGGATTCCGAACGTAGCCGGCTATGGAGTGTGCGTGGCGGGGCTATCGGGGGCGTCTATTTTGTTCAACGGAGCACCGGTGGACCCGATTGTGGCGATGGCTCCTGGCGGATACGGGAACGGCCAGATCGAATACGCGTCGATGGATATGATCGAGGGGGCGGTGATCGATGCGGACATTTATGCCGCGATCGCTTCGGTGATCGCGGAAGGGACGATTGCCTGGACGCGGCTAAGCAATTGAGGGAGTTTTTAGTTGGCAGTTTTTAGTTTTGAGTGAGTGCGAAGAGCTAGGAAACGTATGGGGGAGATAATTTATGGATAGGGCGATAATATACCCGGGGGCGCTCCCGATTGAAACCGATCTGCTCAATGCCGAGAAGAATGCTTACATGGGGCTGGCAAAGCTGGCGGGGGCGCTGTTCGGGACGGCGAACCTGGCGAACGGACTCACGTGCACGGCGACGTCGCCGGCGGGACTGAACGTGCTGGTGGGACCGGGCGAATTTTACTCGCTGCAAAACGTGGACGGAACGGCTTACAGCAGCCTGGCGGCCGATACGGCGCACAGCATCGTAAAGCAGGGAGTGCTTCTCAACAGCACGCAGCTTTCGTGCCCGGCGCCGGGGACGCCCGGCTATTCGATCAACTACCTGATCGAGGCGGCGTTTGTGGAGGAGGACGAAAACCCGGTTGTGCTGCCCTATTACAATGCGAGCAACCCGGCGCAGGCGTATTCGGGACCGGGCGGGGCCGGCACGGCGCAAAATACGGTGAGGCAGGATACGATTTCGCTGGTGGCCAAGGCGGGCGTTGCGGCGGCAACCGGAACGCAGACGACACCGGCGGCGGATTCGGGGTACGCGGGGCTGTGGGTGGTGACGGTTGCAAACGGACAGGCGACGATTGCGAGCGCAAATATTGCGGCGGCTAGCGGGGCGCCGTTTTTGAGCGAAACGCTCTTGGCGAAGATCAGCCAGGCGACGGCGGATTTGAGGTATGCGCAGATTACGAACGCGCAGACTAATTCCTACAAGTACGGGGTGGATACGGGCGCAGTCAATGCGTACGCTATTGCGCTAACGCCTGCTCTGACCGCTCATGTGCCCGGCATGATTATTGTCTTCAAGGCAGCGAATGCTAATACGGGCGCCTCGACGATATCGATTAACGGTCTTGCGGCGGTTCAATTGATCACACCGGCAGGAGTGGCGCTGGACGGCGGCGAAATTGACGCCGGTATCATGAGTGCTGCTATATGCCTGCTTTCGGGCAGTACTTATTATTATCAATTACTCGCGCCCGCAAATTTCGGGACTCCTCTCATTAATATTCAGTATTTTACGTCCTCGGGCACTTATTATCCAACACCAGGAGCCAGATCGATCGTTATCGAGGTTCAAGGCGGCGGAGGGGCTGGGGGGGGGCCGCCGGCGACCGCCTCAAGCACTTGCTCGGCCGGGGGCGGCGGAGGGGCCGGAGGTTGGGCTCGGAAGCGGGTCATTTCTACGCCCGGATCAAATGTTGTTACTATCGGCGCGGGCGGGGTCGGAACGGCAGGAGGCGTGGGGGGAACCGGCGGCACTACGAGTTTCGGGCCGATCGTATCAGCCACGGGCGGCTGGGGCGGCAGCGTGGCGGGACCCGCCGGGATTACGAGTACGTTCAATGCTATCGGCGGCGCGGGAGGGAGCGGTTCAGGCGGAGACGTCAACATAACGGGCCAGACGGGGCCTTATTCATCCGTTGTCCTGGGGAACGGCGTTCCGGGGGCGTTCAACACCGTAGGAGTCTATGGGATCAGTTACGGAGCGGGAGGGGGCATCAATGCCAATTCGATATCGTCCGGAGCGGTGACAGGGCTAAGCGGGGCGCCCGGCCTGGTGATAGTCTACGAATATGCTTAGTCTCGAGACAATAAGGATCGCTGATGGGTACTTATGCTCGGATCGACGGTAAAATTGTGCGGGAAGTCGTCACGATATCTCCTACGGAGGATATCACAAAGATGTTTCACCCGGATCTCAAGTTCGTTTTTTGTCCGTCGGAGGTAAAAGTAGAAGAAGGTTGGACGTATGAGGGGGGCGCTTTCTCGGCGCCGGCTGCTGCACCGGCTGAGACGACGGCTCAATTGTGGGCGGCGAGGCGGGCGGAGGCGCGGGGGCTGCTTAAAGGGACGGACCTGGTGGCCTTGAGGTGCTTTAAGGCGGGCGTGGCGTTTCCTGCGGCGTGGCTGGTTTATGTGAAGGCGCTGAGAAGTATTGTGCAGGCTTCTTCGGGTGATCCGACGCAGGCGATGCCCGTGGCGCCGGCATATCCGGCGGGGACGTAGGGTGGTGGAACGAGTTGCGCATGCCGGGATGTATTCGGGGTTTATACAAGGGTTTATTTGGGGATCTGAGTACTGATTCATCGATTATTGGGGTCATTAATCTAAGTCTGAGATGATCTAAGAAGATTGTTAAAGGTGCTAGTGGGGAGCCGTCTGAACGGAACCCTATTTCTGCGTTCGAGGACTGGAGTGGGGAAATCTCCGCGTCGTCAAACTATTTTGGAAGGGGTCAAAGATTTTTGCGCTCGGTTTATCGCGTGTTTGGAGTTAAGAATATCGCGTGCCGCTAATTTTGCCGAAGCATTCCAGGATACCGGCCCGAGCCGGAATTAGTTTCACTTTAAGGTTTCACAT